TGTATTACCCACAACATTTTCATTTAATATTTTCTTTAAACCAGTTGGGGAAGCCTCGTTCAATAAAATAACGCTGGCATTATTTTTAAATTTTTTAACGCAACCATCATAATACTCCTTTAACAATTCAATTGAAAATATTTTTTCGAAATTAAATGTTAATCCATAATCAACTGCTGCTCCGTGCCACGTTCCAGTTTCAATTAAAAATTTCATATTATATTTTTCAATATAACTAATTAGATTAAAATGATTTAAATTTCCCATATTTATTGTTTTTCACCAACGACCATAAATGAATCGTTCAAATCTTTTTCACCAATAAAAATATTAATGAATCCTTTATGTTTCATCCAGTCTGAAATTATTTCAGGCGTAAATATATTAAAATGTTTTCTATTATTCCAAGGTCTCCAATATTCTTGATTATAATGTGGAAGATAAAGAAATAATACTCCACCAATTTTTATGTTATCATACCAATATTCTAATACATCAACCCACTCATGTATATGTTCTAAGCAATGACTCGAAAAAATATAATCGACCTTATACTCCAATGGAAGATTAAGTGCATGATATCCATCGTGAAATGCAAGGTCAATTGGTATTGCATTAGGAAATGCCCATTCTTTTTTCATACACCCAACATCATATCCAACCCCTATGCAATAATGTTTTGCATATGGAATTGCAAACTGTGCACCATTTCCTAATGCTTCGTGTTCGAGATATTTAATGCAGTTAAATTCAATTGTTTTTATCATAATTTTATTTTCTTAAATACACCTGTTAATATATTACTAAAATTATCTACAGGTTTTCTAATATTATCTTCAATGTTTGAAATATTGATTAAACAAAAACCTTGACTCAACATAAAATTAATTAGAGATTTTTTTGAAAAATGCCAAAGGTGTTCATCTTTCCTTCTATGTTTCCAAGTATTAAACCAATCGTCCGAAAAATAATGACATTCAGGAACACTAATCATAATGTAATCACAATTAATTTTATCTAAGAAATAAATGTCATTAACATGTTCCAAGGAATCAAAAAATGTGACCACATCAAAATGTCTTGAAAATATATTATCAATTCTTTTGCATCCATCGGGTACATTGAAATCTCCAATATCATATCCATAGCAATTTGGGATATTTATTTTACAAACATCTAAAAAAGCACCGCTCCCATAACCAAAATCTAAAATAGTGTGTGGTGTTTTTTCGATTGACGCAATTAAATATCCATATCTTAAATATGAAATATAATTACTCAATTCTCCATATTTAATATAACTATTTAAAACATAATTTTCATTATAATCAATATTTTCACCAATATTAATTTGTTTTATTACACCATTTTTATCTACTATATAATTTTCTAACATATTTTAAATTTTAATGATAAATATATTTTTTTCTTAAAAGATAATCATATGTAGAATATGGCTTATCGTTTCTGGGATAAAAATGCATATCGTTAGGTATTGAATTAATTGCATCCATAAGAAAAATTAGTGATGTCCCGACAGTATGGATAGATTTTGCATTTTCCATCACACCAATCCAATCAAATAATGTAAATCCATCAATCTTAGACATATTAATATTTTTTTCATTTACATTTACAGGAATTGAAATCTTTTCAAAATAATACATATGAAACTCATTAATTAAGTTATATTCCATTCCCGATTCAATACCAAGTAACTCCATTAATTTTTTTTCGGCATTATAATCTCTTTTAATTTGAATATTTCTCCATGAATTAAAATCTAAACCTAAAAGCTCATATTTTTCTTTCATATGTTGACTAGGTCTTCTTGTTGCTGATGCCCTTAATGGCAATGTAATGTATTTATCGTCTTCAACACCATTAATCCCACCACAATATTTATTATATTCTGGAAAATCATCCATTGATATGAAATTAATCTCAGGAAAATATTTTTGAATTGATGGTTCTTTCATGTGTTCAGAAAAAACTGGAAAGTCAACGACATTACCTTCATTGGCATATTTTTGTGCGATTGCCATAACGAAAATAATGTCACCAATAAAACCCGGTTGGTCTATTAATATTTTCTTATTTTTCATTGACTTGTTCATTAATCCAACCATAAGTTTTTTTCAATCCAACAGCCAATGGTTGACTTACCTCCCAACAGATTTTTTCACGATAAAGTTTATTATCAGAGTTTCTTCCTCTAACGCCAATAGGACATTTAAATCCATATTTATCAATAAAATCTTGACCATCAATATTCTTAATTCCGATATCTTTACCTGAAATATCAATTGCCATTTGTGCCAATTGATTAATGCTGACTTTTTCTTCTGACCCAATATTTACTGGTTCGATAAAATCACTTGCCATCAGTCTTTGAATTGCTTCAATACATTCATTAACATAAAGAAATGAACGTGTTTGTTGACCATCCCCCCAGACTTCAATGAAACTATTATTGGGTGCTTCTGCAACTTTTCTACACATTGCTGCTGGTGCTTTTTCTTTACCACCAGTCCAAGTCCCATGTGTACCGAAAATATTGTGAAATCTTGCAATTCTAACATTCAGTCCATAGTTCCTGTGAAACGACATATAAAGTCTTTCACTGAATAATTTTTCCCAACCATATTCACTGTCGGGAGCAGCAGGATATGCTGAAGATTCCGCACAATTGGGGTTCTCTGGGTCTTCTTGATTATATGCAGGATATATGCATGCCGAAGAGCTATAAAAAAGTTTTTTTACGCCTTTTAATACAGCTTCTTTTGCAACATTTAAATTAATTAATGCAGAATTATGCATTACATCTGCATCATGTTCACCAGTAAAAATATAGCCAGCACCACCCATATCAGCAGCAAGTTGGTATACTTCATCAAATGAATTTGGGTTATCTAAACATTTATTCTGCGTTGGTGAAAACATTACTCGTGATACCAACATCGGGTCACGTAAATCACCTTGAATGAAATCATCACAAATTTCTTCATGATTCCAATATTCATGATTTTTTATATCAACAATTCTCACCCAATCACCTTGTGATTTAAAGAATTTTCCCAAATGACCCCCAATAAAACCACCACCACCTAAAATTAATATTCTTTTCATATTTGTAAATAATTTAATTCAATAACAAATCTTGTTTTTTCGAGTGCCTTTACAGTATTTTGTACATAAAAATAATTTTTCACTCTATCTTTAACTTGTTCTATTATGTTATTTTCATTAATTCCTTTCCAAGAAATTAAATGGTCTTCGTATTCAAATAAATCAGCGTCATCAATAATTATTAAACAAGAATTTTTTAAATTATTATTAATAATATTTAACTCCTGAAGTAATGGACAATCTAAATTATTTTTTCCCGTATCACCAGCAGAATAATGCCCGTCTAAATAAAATAATATATTTTTTTTATCATTTAATTTAATTAATTCTGGTAAAACATTTAATGAATCTCCTTTAATTATTCGAACATTTTCATTATAAATAAATTTATTTTTACAATAATTAGCATATTTATCGGTAATCTCTATTGAAATTATTTCTTTAAATAAGTTAATCATATCATCTATAGTTTCACCAACATATGAACCTGTTTCAATAAACAAATCAAAATCATTATATGTTTTATTTATCATTGATAAAATCAAATTTAATTCTTGTTTTTTCATGTTTTTAATAAGTATTTTGCGTCATCAATACACATACCCTTTTCAACAAAATGGTGTTTAACAAATTGATATGTTTCAACGACATTATATTTGTATTTATGGAATATCCAATTCCATGCTGTTTGGTCGCAAACGTGCCATGTTTTTGTATCTAAATCAGTAACATCAGATATATCAACAGCAACTAATTTATTCATTGTTTCATGCGCTTCTTTTAATGGAAATCCTTTAGGTAATCCCATCAAACCCATATTATACACATGAAAATCAGTACTTCCTATTGCGACCTCACACGCTTTTCTTTCACCCCATAACGGATTGGCAGTTGCGACATAATGTTCATATTTCCACACCATTACATTTCTGTAATTATTATCAACAATTGGAAGTTTGTCAGTAAATATCATGTCATTATCAATCTTTATTGTATATTCGTCTGGTGATTGATTTTCCATTATATGCTCAAACGTAACTCTTAAACTAAAATCCAAATCAACATATTTCGACAGTCTATCATTATAATCAATATAAATCACCTTATCTTGCTCGATATTATATTTATCCATTTTAGTTTTCATGGCTTTAATATCATCAGTATAAAGATGTAATTTCAAATCAGGATTTTTATCAATAAAAGTTGCATACGATGCTGCTGAATATTCAAGTATAAAATCTTTTCCACGATAAACATTTTTTGCCCAAAAACGACCATTTTTTGCCAAAACATTTAAATCATAATTATATGTTAACGCAATTACTTTCATATTTCATTTTTTATAAATAAACCGTCACCCCATGATACACCCGCCCAATTTTGTTCAACCAATCTAAACCCAAATCTCGATAAAAATTCTGATAATTCTGTTATTTGAACGCAATTAATGTATTCTAATGGTTTTTCGAGTGTGAATCTATTTATTTCACACATAATGTAATTTATGTGTTCAAGAGTCTTAACAGAACCTTTTAATACTTCTAACTCATATCCCTGAACATCGATATTCATAAAATTATAATTAGTAAAATCAAATTCAAAATCATCCAGACGTTTCATTTGAACGACCTCACCATATTCAAATTTAATATTTTTATAATTATCACTTGGTTTTAATACAGAGGAACAACCGTATGCATCTGCTTCTTCAACATACATTTCAATTTCTTTATTTTCATTACCAAGTGCATAATTAAATAAATTTGCACTCTCACCGATACGTTCTTTTAATTCTTTAAATGTTTTTCTTACTGGTTCAAAATATGATATTTCATTAATATTTAATTTTTTATATTCCTTTTGTTCTTCACCAAAATGTGCACCAACATGAATCACACCGGTAACATTCATATTATATTTTTTATATAAATCGTATAAATTTAATATCATAACGCACCCCTTTTATTAACATCAATATTATAGTCTCCAAATATTTTATTTAATTGTTTACCATATTCACCCATATTCCACTTTCCACGAACCAATGCAGTTGCCATATATGGATAAACATTTGAATTATTATGCCATTGACCTGCAATTTCTTCATTATCGAAATGATACGCACCTCTCATATTGAGCGATATCATTTTATTGCGATAATCGGCATCGGTTTCCAACCACCCATTACTTTTCACCAAACTCATTAATTTAATATATTCGGATGTTCTCCAAATGGTTGGTTGCATTGCAAAAATGTTTAGATTTGTGCTTTCAATTTCAAATAATGTTTCGGTCAATTTATTATTATATAGTTTACCAGACTTTAATAAACGAACAAATGAATATTGTGGGTGTTTTTTTAAAAATTGAACATATTCATTAATTTTTATCTCATTAACTTTATTATATAATATAAAATCTTCCTGTAAATAAATAAAATATTCACCACCAAACTTTTGTACCGCATCAATCCAGACTTGATAATATGGGTCGGAATTCTGATATATCAGCACATCTTTATAACCATGATTTTCCGGTACTCTATCAGAAATCATATATAATGGTATTTGAGTATATTTGCGATTTTCCTTTATAAACATTTCCCAAAGGTCTTGACAATTTGAATTAGTGTAGGCTATTTGTGTTACCATATACAAACCTTATTTAATGTATCTGCACCCATAAGATAACCTCTTGTAGCACCGAGACTCATATAATTATCTAATGTTGAACCAGCATCTAAATATGTATTATTTGATGACGATTTAAAACATTCATGTATTAGAATATTTGAAAATGGTCCGGCACAAAAAAGAAATAAATGTTTTTCAATTTTATTACTTTCAATATATTCTTTCATTTCATTGACTAACGAATAGTTCTCCATCCAGGCATTTGTACCTACAGTAAACGTTTTTACAATTTTATCCCTGAACGGCAAATCGTATGTAATTGCTTTATTGTTGACCACCATAACAATATTATAGTTGTTAAATAATGGCAATATTCTCTCAACATAAAGCGGATAGTTGGAATTTACAAATATATTACCCCAAGTCAAATGTGCTTCATCTTGACCGGTAAGTGCTTTCAGTCTTTCATGTTTTGCATCACCAACGCAACATCTGCAAGCAATTCCAACATAATAATTGTCGGCTTTATATTGTGCAGATTCCATAAGTTTATTTCTAAAAAACTTATGTTGTTCTTGTTTCGGGTCATATATAAATTCACCATTTAACTTCTGACGTAAATCAATAAATTCATCAAATAAAATAATCATTTCACCATCATTATTTCTTGAAATAGCGAATGGCTGATGATTTTTAATCATTTCCTGAAATTTTCCAAAATCTACTTTAAAATTTTTCATACTACTTAATATTATTAACTGTTTTCCAACCCTTATTAATATAATCGGCACAAATTTCACCCCTAGTTTCTAAATGATTACCAAGTCTCCAAGATGCATTCATATCAGAACCAACTGCTTCTGCAATATTATAGTCCGCACTCCACATTTCTTTATTATCTTCCGGATGTGGTGGAACAAAAGTATTTATTCCACCATACTTTTGTGCAAGATATGAAAATGTAATATCTTCACCATTCTCCCAAGTATAAGGTTTTTCGTACCAAAGATATTTTAACCATTCTTGACGATAAAACCAAGCATGACCAACTAAATCTACACGCTCGACTCGATTTGAATGTATGCCATTCCACCCAGCTTTATTATATGGTATATACGCTTTCTTCTGTAGAATAACTCCACTACCGCCAAGAATTCCATTACTCCCCGATTTTTCAATGGTTTCCATACAATTCTTAAACCAATCCTTCTGTGGAATAATATCATCATCAAACATTGCAACATATGGTGTTCTAATTAGGAGAGGTATTGTAAATCTTCCCCAAAACTTGGTATTCCAATTACATGTATAGGTGCGAATATCTTTATCTTCTGGAAAAACTTGAACTACATCGCTTTTATTATACCAAACATGTATGTTTTCAGATTTTATTTCAACTGATTGTGCCTTAATTGCCCGAATTTGTTTTTCGAGCATATTAGGTCTTTTATATACATTTAATACTACACTTATCATATTTTCCATTATAACCAAGTTTCATCCAACACCTTATCATATAAGCTAAATACTTTCTTAGCCGAAAACTCACTATTATATTTATAAACGTCTGCGGGAACTTGCTGTAGCTCTTTGCTAATAATGATTCCCTTAGAATCTACAGTATAAATCCAACCAGGTTTTCCACATAGAAAACCTTCAATAGTTGTTCTACCTTTGAAGATTCCGGCAGTATAATCACATTTCTTCAGGTATTCTTCGACATTAGATTTAACTCCAAAATATTTAACGTGTAAATGTGTTGTAATATCTAAAGTATATAATTCATTGCCGTTATCTGCACCAATAATCCAAAGTTCCTGATTATTCTCGGCAGTCATTTTAATTAAGTCGAGTAGGATATTCTTTCTTAGATAATCTAATGTGCCGATAAATAATACTATTTGTTTTTCATTAACAACGGGTTTATAATCAGTATTAAAGCGTTTTGTATCGAACGGATTATCAATTGTCACTATTTTATCATCTGCGATACCAAATGTCTTAATATACTCTGTGATACTTTCCCTGATGCTAATATATCGTTTTATATTTGAATTAATTATTGGCTCTTCATAGATTGGAATAACTTCACTTCTCACATGCATAACTGCGGGTGTGTTTGGGTAAAGTCCAAGCACCAATTCACCTATTGGCTTATGATTGATATGAATAATATCAAATTCTGCTTCGTTTTTAATAAAATTAAATTTACCTTCTTGGTCTAATACGTAATTTGGTAAATTTATATATGAATATACCTTAACACCGTTCTTCTTTGCCTTACTTAATAGTGGTTCACCAACCACCGAAGAAATAATTGATACGTCACAACCCAATTTAACCAATTCTTTACTGAGTTCGTAGTTACTTACTTCTGAACCAGTATAATTTTTAAAGAATTGACAGCAAATCAATATCTTGAGTTTGTCTTCACTAATGTGACGCATAGGTAAAACATATTCTTTAGCAAATTTTTGTCGATTTTCTTCCCAACTTGGATTTGTTTGACCTACGGACTTATGTAAAATTCTGATTGAAGTAGTAACACCTATATTAGCGTTTTCCAGATAGTTATCTACACAGAAAGTTATGTCGTAAAAATGAAATTTACCATAATTTTCATTAAAATCACATCTAATATTTTCCGGGTCAAAGGTAATAAATAAACCGTCAACCATAACAACTGGCTTTATTCCAATAAATTCTGGAGAATATTCACTTACCCAAGTACTTAAGCCGTTTGTATGCTCAACAATGCCACACATTTTACTTCGGTCTTCCCACCACATACCGGATGCCGGAATATGTGTAGTGCCTGCAACCCCAATTATTGTATAATCGCTATAATTATAATGATTTAAAAGTACTTTACCCCAATTTTTGGTTTTAATTTCAATATCATTATGACACATTACAAAAATGCAATTATCTACAATGTGATTTTTTATCGCATCATTATATAATTGAGGTAAACTAAATTCGTTATGATTTGGATAACAGATTGTTTTGTGCTTACAACCAATCGTATTGTCAATATGTTTTATGAATTTTTGATTTTCTTCCTCCGATAGATGTGAGGAAAACACCACTACTATATTATTCTTCATTAATTTAACATTTTAATTTCATTCATTTTATTTAGATATTTTAAATCCTTATAGTCACCAATGCCCATATTACACAGTTCTTGAAATTCTGGCTCAAGACGTTTACCGATTTTAATTAGATTATACATATCTTCCATAGTCAAATTTGGATTTGATGCTATACAATTATCAATAAATGAAATTACAGATGCTTTTTCTGGTGACACATATCTTAATACCTCTCTACCTCCCTTATTGGTAATACTTAATGGAATACCCTCCCTTTTTGCCCATGCAACTAAACTTGATGGTGTCATTCCGACATACGCATCAAACATTTCTCTAAAATATTTAATTATTTTATTTCTGTCTTTTTCAATCCCATAATTTTTAGCACCGATAGCCTTACTATTATTTCGTTGAACTTGAGCGAACATATGTTCATGTAAAGAATTAAATTCTGTAGTTTTTAAATATACAAAACCATTACGAAGTAATTCTTTAAGTTTCCGATTACACCATAATTTAAATGGCGGTGATAACCATTGAGCAAAATCTAATGCGAGGTCTTCATGCATCCACGTACCTTGTGCGTGGGGATTACCCCCTCTAACTATTTGATACACTTCCGATACGGGAATTCCCGTATCGTCAGAAATCGCTTGAACGTATTCTTGAGTGGATTCTTGACGAATATAATCATTAATTCTTTTTCCAAAAATTTTTGTCATTTCGGTTGCGTTTATCATATGACATTTTTTTTTAAATAAAAAGGAAACGTCATAATCAACATTATTATGTTGATATTGATAAACAATAGGCGATGCACTCATAATTATGTTTTATAAATTATTAATTTACAAACATAAGTAATAAAAATAAGATTGTCAAGGATTTATTGTAAACGGTATGCAGTTAATGCAGCTTCATAATCACTCTTTACTTTGGCAAGTGGAAATGGTATTCTAATTAGCTGACCATCAGGAATATCAAACTCTGACATGTAGCCATTAGCATATAATATAAGGTAGTCGTAGAACGGTGAATTATAATATTTTTGGCTGAGTTTATCTAATCGATAATATTCGGTATTCCAGGTTTCATATTTATCGCTAGGATTAACGGGAAGTACAACAAACGGCATTTGTTCTGTAGTGCCGTTTGTATTTTCAAGTATTGCGTATCTATTATAATCTCTTTGTGGCATAATTATATTGTATTACCTTGAATAGTTCCTTTATTAACTGCATCGTTATAACTTTTAGTTAATGATGCAGTTTCTTTAGTTAAAATACCATCCATATATGATTTTTGCTTATTAGCTTCTTCTGCGGGTCTTGCATACATACCTTTATCAGTAAAGTTTGAATTTCCATAGTGATTAAAACTAACTGCATTTTGAAGTGCATCAATAGGTCCCTTCAATGATTGACCGCCAATTACCTTCATTTGTAGTGTTACTTTAGCCAACATAGGTTGCATACCAAAACCTTCGGGGTTCATATCCCAAGGTGCATCGCTATAATCTATTGTTAGGTTTTCAATAACAACTTTTGTGAAGAATAAATCACCGATTCTCAGCACACAAATTGGTTGTCTTCCAAATACCGAATTTTTTGCACGTAATATTCCATCTTCACTTACCATATCAAATCTCTTAGCAGAACCTTGTCTCATACATTGTTGTAAGAAAGTTAATCTTCTATGAAAATCTTCAGGTGTTTGACTATGAAATGCCGGATAAAAATAATTATTGCTAACCGACTGAAATCCTTTAAGTATTGCCGCATCACCATTAGGTCCATTGGAAGTTCTTTCCTCATATACGCCATCAATTAATGAATTTGATTGCTTACCTGCATTTGATGCAGCTACTTTATCTTCAGTTTTTTTAGTTACAGTTTTAATGTCATTTTCTGACATTGGTGGAACTATTTTTTTAACTGTGTCAGGTATTCTTGCAAATGTAATAAATGCAAATCTTTCTTGTATAGTTTCTACTTCAGGTATTTTCGCTTTTGTAGCATTTTCCTGTAAACTTAATATACTTCCATAACTTCCAACTACATAAACTGTAATACCAATATTTTCAGGATAATCACCGAATAACGCTTTAATTCTTTCTCTAACTAATTTTTCAGCAACTTTTGCTCTTCTTTCGCCCAACGCCATATTATACTTTTCCTCAGAAGTAACGTCATTCGGGTCTTTTTCAGTATAAAGTTTTGATGCCCCACCAGCAATTCCAATACCATAATATTGCCTATTTTCTTTATTTGAAAACACATCAATTAATGCTTTATTTAATTCACAAACTTTACCACCCTGTCCAGTAATTCCCGTTTGATTATATTGTGAAAAATTGGGGGGAAGTAGTGCATTATTCATAGCTAAATCATTCGTTTCTGCACTTCCCGTTAATCCAGTGATAAAATAAATACTTTCATTTAACCCATGACCCTTTACCTTCGTTGATTCAAGACATTTTTCAGCAATTTCATAATGCATATTTTCATACATAGTATCTATTGCAGTATCTATTTGTGAATTTTTCTTCGGGTAATCATTTGGAAAATAAAAATATATATCTTTAGGTATTTCAATTTCAACCGGTTTAGGGTCTACTGGTCCAGTAAATGGTATAATACTTTCTTCAATATCTTTTACGGTTTTATCCGGATTTGGCAATGGTGTTTCTTCCTGATATGGGTCACCACCAAAAGCAAAGAATTCTGAAATGATTCTATGTTTATCAACTCCAGTCCCTCTATAATAATTATTTCTTAAAATCTGTGGATAATCTATCAATAATGTAAAACTAAGATTTGCAGACCTTTCAGAATTTAAATAACTATACATGGGTTCATTTCTACCAACCATAACAGTTGATTCATATTTTGCATTAGTAGTTTCATTGATTGTAATATCATATGGTGGAAACCACATGAGTCTGCCATTAAATTGACCTACTTCACTTGCAGGAATTTGTGTTCCATATTCATCATCAATTATTCCAAAACCCTCGTTATTATTAATAACTCTTACTGCAAGGTTTTCAATACTAAACATTAAATTCTTATTATTTAATCCGGTATCTTTATCGTTTGTAGGATGAATTCTAGGTAATACGCTTTTAAAAGTAACTGAATCCGGATTACCTTGATAAACTTCACTACCATTGAATCGAATTGCTTTAGCAAATCTATCATATTGGTCTAATATTGAATGCTGACGCACTCCAGTTTTACCAACAGTTTGACTTCTATTTGCATAATCACTATCATTTGCAACCCATAATGCATTACCGTTAAATCCCGCAATATTTTGTCCATTTTTAAATACCTTTCTAGTTTGGTCGACAATTGCGCCCCCACTAGCAGTTAATAAGTTTCTAGTATATTCTAATAATCCAGAATAAACTTTAAATTCGGTTAAATCATGACCTTCTTCTGCATTTATTTGTGCCTCACCAAAAGTACCTTGCGAATCTTGATTAAAATTATGACTACCGTCTCTTCCCCATACGATTTTACCCCCTCTAGATTCATTACCAATATTTGGTAGTTCATCTGGAACCCAACTATTAAAATCTGGATTAAGTACATTTGGCTCTTTTAAATTTGTTTTTCCAAAATTATTATCGATAAAATCTTGACTTGGAGCATATTCCTGAGTTTGTGAACTACCTATACCTTGCGTATTATTTAAACCTTTAACAATTAATCCATTGGCATCTGTTAAATTATATTCTTTAGTATGTATTCTACTATAAGGATTATTGAAAAAATTATAATATATTTTATATTTTCCAATTGGATTATCATATGAACCAATAATTGCATTTCTATATGTTAATGGTGTTTTTGCATCTACTGCGGACTGATTTAAAATTAAATCATTTGGTGAATTACCAAATCCCTGTTTATAAATATTCTGATTTAATGCTTGAGTTAGTAATGATATTTGACCAGTTTCAGTATTTTCAATTTTTTTACTGTTTGATGTATCACCAATAAATGGATTATCACCATTAATATCGTAATGTATTGAAGAATCTAGAAAATCTTGAAAACTAGTTTTCTCAACCTTCTTAGTAATTCGATAATTTTTTGGAAAAGTAACAACATCCCTTAAACCACCCTTATGAAATAAATTTCCAAGATTAAGAATTGGTAAATATGTGTGTTGTGCGTGTGCAGCATAATTAAGTGCAAATTGATTACCTAACATAGCTAAACCAATTTCAGTTAATGGTGTGCTTTGAGTAACTAATCTTCCATACCAAGTATTTTTTAAATTATATGCTTTATATGGTGCAATTAAACTAGCTATACTACCAACAGCATTAGCAATATTTTGAACCTGTGTTTTATCGCTGATTGGATATACACTATTAGGAGTATATAAATTTCTAGTCATCAAAAAATTTCTAGTATCAATAGTATCACTATTTGTTCTTAATCTAGAATTCGATGAAGCCGGAAATAAATCGTCATATGAATTATTGGTAGTACCCATTAAAATCTTTTTAAATAAATACTTGCAGATAAATTTTTTTAGTTGTAGTTTTACCTTCCCAAAATTCGTACTTATCCGAAAGGCGTAATCTATATATCTATTTATCCTAAAACTTTTTGGATTGTGACTAATCTTTTTCCTCTAAAAGTCTTAAATATTGAAGTTTAAATACTAACTTTGGTTTTAAATCTGAATTTCGATAGAAATGAAAATAGTTATCCTGTGTTGTCAAATTTTTGTTAAACTTGAAAAGTTTATCAATAAATCTTGTAACTTTGTCTTTGTTTCGAAGAACCAAAGAAGAGTTTTGAATGAAATTGAGAAAAACGGTCTGTCAAAGACACCTTTGAAGTTTAATGAAAAAACTTGTCGAAGTTACAAAAAAAAATTGACAATTCCTAGAACTTTTTTCATTAAATTGTAATTTTAATGAAAATTTAATATTTGAATATTAAATTTATTTTTTGGTAACGTATTTATATTTTTAATAAGAATGATAGATAAAAAGAAATGTAGTATTTGTAAAGTGGAAAAACCACTTAATGAATTTTATATGCAAAAGGGTGGTTATCTTGAAAAAAGAGCTGATTGTAAATTATGTTCAAATGAAAGAACTAAAAAATGGCAATCCGAACATCTTAGTTATATAAATGAATATCAAAAGAAATATTTTAAAAAAAATAAAGAAAAGATTATTAAACGTTCCAAAGAATATTATTTAGAAAATATAGTGAAATATAATAAATATGGAAAAGAATATTATTATAATAATAAGAAAAAAATTAATGAGTATAGTAGAAATTATTATAATGAACACAATACTAAATTAAATGAATATTGTAAAATATGGAGAGAAAATAATAAAATTAAATGTCAATTTTATGCTAAAAACAGATATAAAAAAAATCTTGAATTATCTACAATTAAATGGATGAGAAATTTTTTATATAGAACTGAGCAACAGGGATATATAAAAAATAAGTTAAATACTATTTCTGAGTTCGGTTATACTCCAAAACAATTAATTTTAAGAATTGAATGCCAGTTTAAAGATGGTATGTCTTGGGATAATCGAAAAGAATGGCATATTGACCATAAAAAGCCAATTTCGGCATTTAGTAAAGAAACTAGTCCTAAGATAATAAACATGTTATCAAACTTACAACCAATTTGGAAGTTTGAAAATTTAAGAAAAGGTAATAAATATTAATTTATTATTCAGGTTTATTTGTTCTATCGGCTTCTTGCATTCGTACAGCAATCTTAGCATCATATACTTTATGCATAAATGTACTTCTATCAATTTCCAAAGTAATATTATTTTTCAATGTTATTGCTTTGTCACTAAATTCAACCTTTAAAGGTTTTTTCATTAGATTAGCTAAGTCAGCTATCATACCACCGCCTTTAAGGTTAGCATTACTAATTGCAGTAATCGCATTACTAATTGCAATCCAATCATCTTTACTACCAGATAATACTTGACTAATTTGTGCAAATGAAGTACCGATAGTTTTAAAATTTGGTGCGGATGATGAAATTGTATTTAATGCACTTAAAGTTTCTTTATTAATTTTTAAATCTGAAAATGATGAAACTAGACTTCCAACACCTTTTGCTAAATCACCTGCGCCACTAACAATTTTTCCAATACCTGAAAACATAACACCCATACCAGCAGTAGCTAATCCAATACCTGCACCAATTAAACCAACACCAACACCAACAGGTATTAAGGCAGCACCGAATGCGGCAATTGCTGGTGATGCAGCTTCAAGTGCAGTTGAAAATACACCAATTGCAATACCCGCAGCCACACCAACTCCTGCAGCAATTGTAATTGTTGTAACTATTCCTTGTAATGCTTTTGCTTGTTCTGGTTTTAATTTTGCCATTGCATCTGCAAGTAAACTAATACCTGCGGCAGCGGCTCCGATACCTGCTCCAACACCTAAAGCAGCGGCTCCAATACCTGCACCGCCACGCATCATACCTTTTCCAGCATTTTTATTACTAACAAATCTTCCACTTTTTTTATCACGTGACTGACCACCACCTGAAACAGCACCTGCAACCCTATCTTTTAATCCTTCTGCTATACCGCCAAGTCCAATAGTTACGGATTTCCAAAGTGCTCCGGCAAGTAAAAATCCACCAACTACTTTCATCCAAGCATTTGGACCTTCAGTTGCCCATTTAGTAATACCTTCAACAATAGGTCTTACCCACATTAAAAATTTATTTACACTTTGTAATAATGGTAGTAATGCAGATTTTAATTGCATTATAGTAATTTTAAAAACTTCATCGAATGTTTGTGATTCCTTCGCACGTTCTTTTAATAATTTTTGTTCACTTTCAAACGCTGCAGCTTGTTCGATTGTTAAACTTTGAACATCACGTAAATGACCACCAACCATAACCTGATATTTCATGGTTTTGGCATCCATAATAGCAGCACCTTGAATTAATTCTTTTTGTGCTTTAGTCATTCCCATGCCAGCCATATCTCGATTCATTTTATCCATATCGAGTCTACGTTTTGCAATTTCAAACATTTCTTCTTTTGCAATACCTAGAGATTCGGCAACACTTGCTAGTCTTTGTTTATCTGCAGGACTTATAAATTTCTCGAAAGTACCATCTGCTTGTTTTCTAAATGTTGCAATACCCTTAGTCATTTCCGAAATTCTTTCAGTTACTTTCTCAGGCTCATTACGCATTTCATAAAACATTTGCATAGGGTCAACTTTTGCAAATTCTCCACCCATAACTTGAAGATTTGCAGTTAATTCAATTACCTTTTCTAAACTATCTCCCATATCAGCAACCTTCATTACTGATTCCATACTTACTTTAGATTTTTCTGCATACATAGCCATTTCAGCCATGCCTTTTGACCCCTTTTGAAAGGTCATTGTATTTAATCTTTTGAAATTATCGTTAATATTTTTTAATACTTTAGTGGTATTAACACCCATTCTTTCTGAAGTATCAACAATTCCCTGAACATATTCTACAGTTTTTCTTGCATCAAATCCCATGATTTCGAATTGTGCACCTAATTTTGTAGCTGCTTCGACACCTAAACTAGTACCTTTAGCAATTGATTCGATATCTATAACCATTTGTGAAGATAATAGGCGTGCCCTTCCGGTTTCATCGGCATAACCTTCCATAATTTTCTGTGTATCTTCAAGACTACCACCCAATTCATACATGGAATATGCCGATTTTTCAAATGCATCACGCATTTCAATTGCTTTTATACCAGACATACCAAGATTTAAAATAGTTGACTTAATTACTTTATCTTGTTCCATTAAGTATTTCCAACCATTTTTAATTTCATTTGTAATTTCCTTTAAAGTTCCGAGAATAGCTTCTCTCTTTTTTTTCTGTTGTTCTAATTGAGTATTAGTTTCTCTTTCTAATTGTAATCCTTTTTTTTGTAAATCAATAAGTTTTTGTAATTCTATTTCTTGGTCAGCACTTAATTGATTTTGTTTTGATAACATTTCACTAATAAGTGCTTGTCTTTCACCAAGAATTTTTGAATTGGTTATTCTTTCTTTATCATGGTCATTAATACTTTTATACCAATTAAGTTCTGCTTCGTGATTAGATTGATTATAATCATGAAGTACTCTTAAATCTTCAATTTGTTTTTGTACTTTAGTTAGTGCCATAATAAATTATTGATTATATATAAATACAAAGACCGAGAAATTATGTTATCTCGGTCTAAAATTGTTTTTACTATTTGCTTGGTCTTGTAATCTCTGAATTTCTTCGTTTTCCTTTTCAAGTAAATGTAAAAAATGTCGTCTGCGGTAAATTGGTAGTTTTTCTACGTATTCTGCCTGAAACTTAGCATGCTTGGTTAATATATAAATCTCTTCATTAACCATTTTCTTATACTCCCCCGCTAAGTCGAGGGGAAAAAAAAATCCATGCCCACAGATAAATTAGTAATAAACTTATAACCGTCTTTCGCCATAAATTCATACGCCATATCAACATCCGGACTAACATCTAGGATTTTTTTACGAATAGTAAATGCATCGAGAGCAGGCATAGCATCAACAAATTTATCAATATATGCTCTATCAGTTTTTTCATTGATTGCAACAATATGAGTCTTTAATTTCATAGTGCTATATTGATTAAATTCCTCATTATATGCTTCTTGGATAGCTTCAGATTTTTTAAATAATCGATTTTCTTCTCCGGAAGTCAGTAGTCTAAATGTTACGATTTTTTTACGCATTTTTAGCTCAACTGTGAAATGACCATGTTCATTAGGTATTTCCGTAACTTCTTTATAACGTAATTTAGTTAAATCAACTGTACTTTTAAAAGGTATACCAGACCTTGGGTCAGTAACTTGCACTGTGTAATCTGAACCATAACTACTAGTACGTAGAAATAAGATAATTGCATTTCTATCGCCACCAAGTAAATCTTCCGGAGTAATTCCCGGAGTTTTAATTTTTCTTTTTAATAATACATCTAAAGCAGTACCATTTTCAATTAATGATGGAGTCGTTAGTAAATCTTCATCTTTTGAAGTCATGTATTCTACATTCACCTCAGAAATCGGACTAGCATAGAATAAACCCTTTGAAGGTAATTTAACAATTTCATATGAAGTCATTAAATCTGGGTCAGTTTCTTTAGTCATACTTTTTTCAAAATCCTGCGGATTAAAAGTAGAAGACTTTGGAATTGATGTTCCAACTAACGGATTTGACACTCTAATTTCATTTGGTAAATTACCACTAGTAGAATCCTTATATTTTTTTAATACCTCGGAAATACTTTCCCTTTTAACATTTTCATTATCCATATTATAAATTTTTATATTTTATTATTGTTTTGATAAATACTATAAAAAAAATTTCAGATTATTCAAGATTATTTTTAAATGGTCGTATAAGCATATGTTACTATAAATAAAAAATTTAAATACATCACTTAAAGTATGGGTAGAGATAAATTTGTTGAAGAAAAAGAATTTGAAGAATTAATATCAATTAATAGTAGTTTACAAATTTCTAAGATAAAAGCAGAAATAAGTAAATTATTGCCGGGTGATATAAAAATAATTGCAAAGAATGAGAGTCAAAAAAAATTAATCAACTCCATTAAAAATAATGAAATAACAATTTGTGCTGGTCGTGCAGGCACTGGTAAAACTTTTGTTGCATTAGCATATGCATTGAGTTTATTGAGAAAAACAAACAATCGTTTCAAAAAAATCTACTTAGTTAAATCAGTTACAACACTTAAAGGTGAAGAACTCGGTTTTCTTAAAGGTGATTTAAAGGAAAAAATTGACCCATTTATGTGGAGCTTCTACATAAACATGGAAAAGTTAATATTAGAAACATCGATGAAAACGCTTGTTGATAAAGATATTATCAGACCATTTCCCCTAGCATATATGAGAGGTGCTAGTCTTGATGATTGTATAATCATTGCAGATGAAATGCAAAACGTTACTATTGAAAATTCAATTACGCTATTAACTCGTATTGGAAGTAACAGTAAATTAATACTTCTTGGCGATATTAAGCAGATTGATATGAAAGACAAACATAATAGTTCGTTAGAAATACTTTTAAACTTATATGATGGTATTAATAATATTGGTGTAATTGAAATGAGTAACGATGATGTTAATGTTAGAAATCCTCTTATTGCAGTGATTGAAGAAAAATATACGGAATATCAGAAATTACCTAAGAAAAAGAAATCTCTTGAAGTACCAAAATAATTATGGAGAATAAAATAATTGTAATATATGTTGGCGTTGCCGGAATTCGTAGTGAAGATATCGAAAGTTTTGTTCGAAAAATTTCACAACGAATATCTCCATCAACAATTGATGGTGAAATAATTATAATTCCAACACAATCACAAGATACTAGAATTGAGTGTATTAATCCAAAATATATCACGGATGGTGACCTAATAATTGAGCACACCGAAATGATGAAAAAATTACAAGAACAACTCCAATATCAATTGGAACAATTAAAACAAAATAATAATGAGTAAATTGAAAATAGGTATTGAAATTAATGAAATACTGAGAGCAAGATGGTTGCAATTCGATAGATTTTATGACCAAGAATTTGGTACAGAAGATATGACTTCAACATACGTGTATGATTTTTTTAGGGATTATGCATGGAAAGATAAAATTGAGATTGAAAAAGAATTAAAAGAACCCGGAGATATGCCGGAGAATATTAATCCGATTGAATATCAGGTTGACGAAAAACTTGGTGACGCACCAGCAGATGCATTTTTATTTAAGGGAGCAAAAGAAATTCATTTGACTGCAAAAGAGGTATTTAATCGTTTTTTATATGAAGATTTTGTATTTGAAATTCATGGAAGTACACCAATGATGTACAAAGGCATGGATTTACATGTAAATGAATTTTATCAAAAATATAAAGATACTGTTGAATTTGTTCTTTTTTCAAAAGAAAATCAACTTAGTATTCCATCAACATTATTCTTTTTAAGCAAAACAAGATGTAGATTTTCAAATTATCGTTTTGTTGAAACAAATGATGAAATGTGGGAAGGTTTAGATATTCTAGTAACTACTGACCCCGAATTACTTGATAATGTTCCTGAAGGTAAAAATGTTATCAAATTAAATCGACCATATAACGGACAATCACAGGATGGTTTAATTAAATCATTATTACAAATACATGATTTAGATGGAAATCCTGAATTTGAAAAATTAATAAATTATGTTGCACCGCCAGAAGTGGAAGACACATCCGTAAAAGTGGAATATAATAATCCAAAAATTAAATTACTATAAAATATAAAATTAAGTATTATGAGCGAAGAATTATTAAATAACGAAGCACAACAAGCCGAATTAGAAAAAATCGAGAAAATTAAAGTTTCTCTTGATAAGATAGTAAATAAAAAATCTAAGTTTTTATTTGTAGTACCTGAATCACCAAGTCCAACAGCAAGTGTTTATGAAATTTATTTTCATGCTACTGTTGTTAAAAACATGGGATATGAAGTACTAATTCTGGTTGAGAAGGGCGACTACCTTATTCCAACTTGGATTGAAAGAGAATTAACTGAGTTCAGTCATATTTCTATGGCTGACCCAAAATTAACTGTTGGTCCTGAAGATGTTATGGTTATTCCTGAATTATATTCTAATATAATGGAACAAACCAAAAACTTACCATGCGTTAGAATTGGTTTATTACAATCAGTGGATTATAAACTAAACAGTTTGATTCCGGGAACTGATTGGAAATCGTTTAACATAAACGATATTATTACAACATCAGAAACCCTAAAAGAATGGGTTGAAAGTTTTTACGGTAAAAACAAATTCAATATTCAATCATATAATGTTGGTATTCCGGATTATTTTACCCCATCAAAAGCACCACAAAAACCAATTATTTCTGTAGTGGGAAGAAATGCTAACGAAATCTCAAAATTAGTAAAACTTTTCTTCAGTAGATATCCACAATATAATTGGGTAACATTTGACCCAATGCTCACTAAGAGCAAACCACCGCAAGCAATGCGTAGGGTTGACTTCGCTAAGAGATTGCAGGGTAATTTTGCTGCAGTTTGGGTTGACAGGATTGCTTCATTTGGTACATTTCCATTGGAGTGTATGAAATCCGGTGTAATTCCAATTTGCTTAAAACCAGATATTACACCTGAATATATTTTAGATAGAAGTGAAACTGGTGATACAGCCGTAGTTAAAATTGTTGAAGGTGCTGGAGTATGGACTGACAATTTTTACGATTTACCGGTTATTGTTGGTGAAGTTCTTGTTAAATTTCTTGATGATAGTATTTCACCTGAATTATATGCGACAATGGAAAAGATTGCAAGTAAATATAATCAGGAAGATTCTGAAAAACGTCTAGTTGAGATTTATCAGGGCATTCTTAATGAAAGAATTAAACTTTTCGAAGGAGCATTAACACCTCAACCCGCACAACAAATTGTAGTGCCAACATTAAACATTGTAAAATAATCTTAAAATAAAAATATATAATATGAATGTAACAGTAATAATTCCCGTTCACGAATTTAATGAGGTGATTCAGGGATACTTAGACAAAGCAATTGAATCAATAGGTAAACAAGAAAATGTAGCGGAATTACCACATCTAATTGTAGTTTCAGCTGCAGAAAGTGCCGATGGAGTATTAGCATATTTACAAGGAAAAGAAAATCTTCAATACGAGTATATTAGAAACGAAGGTAATACGGACTATCAATCACAGGTTAATCTTGCTGTGAAATCAGTAACTACAGATTATTTCTCGGTGCTTGAACTTGATGACGAATATGCAACAACATATTTCAAAAACGTTAATAAATATCTCAATAGTTATCCGGAAATCGATATTTTCTTAACTATGATGATTGAGGTTAATGAACATAACCAAGGTATTAAATTAACAAATGAAACCGTATGGGCACAACAGTTTGTGGGTGAGAATGGTGAGATGGGTTACTTAAATGCAAATGCGTTAAAACAATATACCGATTTTAAACTTAGTGGAGCAGTAATCAAAAAATCTGAATTTCAGAACCTCGGTGGCTACAAGACAAACATTAGGTTAACATTTATGTATGAGTTTTTGCTCAGAGCATTAAATAATGCATGTAAAGTATTTTCAATGCCAAAGATTGGTTATAAGCATTTAGCAACACGTGAAAATAGTTTGTTTGATGGTTATTTAAAAAATATGCCAGCCGATGAAAGAAAATTCTGGTTTGACACCGCAGTTAAAGAAGCTAATTTCACAAATGATAGAGTAATCGACACCTCAAGACTTCAAAAAATTGTTGTTTCGGAATAATAATTTTATTTTATATAACAATGAATGAAAGAATTAGAAGGCGTACCGTATTTTGCGGAAAGGGAAGAACAAGCAGTAATTGATTATATTAATTCAAATTCTGCTGAAGAAAAAAATAGAATTTATAATGAAATTCTAATTGAACCATTTCGTAAGATGATTGAATCTATATTAAGACGATATCCGATACATATCGGAAACTATGATATGAACGTGGTTGAATCAAATGCATTATCGCATTTAATTGAGCATATGGTGAAATTTAATCCTGATAAAATTACAAAGTCTGGCAATAAAACAAAAGCATTTAGTTATTGTCAGACAATTATTAGAAATTTTTATAAGGACCATAGTAAACGAAGTTATACTGAAAAGAAAATTAATCTTAGTTATGATGATTATGCCGATGAAATTAATGAGAATTCCGATTATACATATGAAATCGAAGATGAATCACATCATCATTTAGAAAAATTGATTCAAACGGTAATCGATAAAATTGTTGATAAAATTGATAATGACCCAACAATGAAAAAAAATGAAATTATTGTTGGTGATGCAATTGTAAATGTTTTAAAAAATTGGCACATATTATTCATGGAAGATTCTCCGGATGGGAAATATAATAAACGAATTACCAATAAATTTGCTAAGAATAAAATATTATTTTTTCTTAAAGAACAAACACAACTAAGCACAAAAGAAATTCGAATTGGAATTAAACCGTTTAAAGAAATATATTTTCTAGAGAAAATGGACTACTTAGATGATTAAAGTATATCAAACCATAGTAGATAAGGGATATGGTAATTGCATGCAAGCAGTTGTTGCATCATTATTAGAACTTCCATTAGATGACGTTCCGCACTTTTTACTTAAGAAAAATTTGGGTAGCTACGGCATGTTTAAATTTTTTCGTGAATGGGGATTTGACCCTTGTTATTTTAACAGGGGAAAATATGATACAGAATTTATGCGAAAAATTGCTAAATTTGATGGAGGTGTTGATGGTTATTTCTATGCGAAAAGTCAGACATTTGAAAACACATGGCATGCAATCATCGTAGATGAAAATCTAAACGTAGTTCATAACCCAAATCCGAATCAAAAGGCAATGAAATTATCCCCTGATGATATTGAAGGAATATATGTAATGCATGACATGGTTGTTGGTAAGACAGGTAAACTCTTTACTATGGAAGAGTGGGATAACACGACTGAGGCTGAGAGAGACGAAAATACGCATAAACATAATCCCAATTAATTATAATTTATATTAAAGTATTTATATGTACTAAAACTATATATCATGCCCCGCCCAACCAGAAAAAAATTAAGATTTGATGAAGCAAGTGTAAATAATTTGCTTCAAGAAATATATGACGAGAGTCATAATATTAAAGCAAAAATTGCTCGTTTGTTTAGTAAATGGGAAACTAAAGTTAAAGAAAGTGGTGAAGTTCAGGCAATTGGTGACCAAATTGTTAAACTTATTGCAGCTGAAGCTAAAAACCAAGACCAAAAGATTATGCTTTTAAGATATTTGAAGGAAGTTGTATTTGAAAAACAGAGTAACGAGACAAGTAAAAAATCTGGAGAAACTGAAAGTGTTAGTCCTGATAGAAGAAACCAACTTTTAAAAATGGTGGAAGACCATATAGAACTGCAAGATAAAAAAAAATAATTTATGTCAATAAAGACTACACAAAATAATGTTTCGAGTACGTCTGCTTCATTGGCGACAAAAAAATCGGAAATATTTACTACTATTGGTGGCTATACAGCATTCATGCAGAGAGTAAATAATACCGATACCACCAATGTATTGCCATCAATTAATAATAAAAAAGATATTGTTCCGTTATTGCTCGACATATTAAAAGTTGTTGTGGGTAGTGACGCACTTCAAGAATTAATTGGAAATCTATTTGGTAACTTTATTGATAAGGTTGAACCACAATTAAAGACGGGTATAAAAAAACAAACAACACAATATAATTCTAATAAAAATACACCAAATTGGTTTAAATCAAATACTGGTTTATCAATACCAATTGAAAAAATTGATTTATATGGAAAATTTAAAACTGCTCCGGATTCTGCAGGTGGAAACCTTTTATATGATAGTGGGGGTTCTGATTTCGATAATAGTGCATATAATGCAATAAAAAATGGTACTTCGACTTTTGGTGGGGTTTTAAAAATGGAATATGTTAGTACATCTGATAGTCTTATATTTTCACCGCTAAATGATACCCTAACCATTGGAGAATTTACTACGGGATTTGTCAATGACATGACAATAGTTAATAAAAAACAATTTGTTAGTGAGGTAATGGATAGTTTCTATGGCAGCATTACTTCAAATCAAAATAAAACCGTAGAACAAGTATATAATGAATTGGAAATTAATAAGCTAATTGAACAACTAGTTAATGATGACGATTCTTTTGCTATTTCGCCCGAAGATTATGAGACACTATTAAGACGTGCACAGGAATTAATTGATGGTGTTGTTTATTATGATTTGGGATGTGGACTTATGGGTGCAAATTTCCCACTAAGTGGTTTAACCAATCTAATTTCAACAATTTCCGGTTCAACAGATACATTTCTTATTGGAAATGAAATTGCAAATACTCTCGATGAAAGTATTAACGATACAACGGCACTAGATGAAAACCGACAAACAATAAAAGACGGATTTTTCCAGCGACTAATACAAATAATAACACAGAAATTAGCACAGGCAATAACAACAGTCCCACAAATTCAGGTACTAATGCAAATATACCATGCATTTCAAAATAATGGTTCGTTATCAGAAGGTAGTATTACGGATGTTTTGAAGAATATGCAAGTATATTTAAAATGTATTATAAAGGATGGTATGAGATTAATAAATGAATTCATATATAATATGGCAATCAAATATTTAATCCTGTTACTTAATCCTGTGGTTAGAAGAATTATAAGGGAAAAAATAAATCAGTTTATTGGAATCATTAAAAATTTAAAACCAATACCCACATAATAAATAAAATAAAGAAATTTAAAAATAAATGGCAATAGATTTTAATAGTGTTGAATCGATAATTGGTGGCTTTGATAAAGTATTGAAGCTTTCATCTATTGGTGGACCACCACCCGTACCCACCCCATTAATCTTAGTGGGAGTTCCGGCACGTCCAGGTCTTTCACCAACTAAAATTGCTTCACGCATAATTGCTAGAAAATCTGAAGCCGGATTACCTGTTGGTGCATTACCATCTGGCGGTTTATCCCCCGATGAAACAATGGAAATCATTAGAATTGAGGAAATTATTAAAGCACTCCAACAAGATGCGATTATTAGCGTGGTGATTCCCCCAGGAATAACACTCACCGCAGCAGGAATTTCACCAACAGGTCCGGTTTCAGTATTTGGTTCAACAATAACAATATCAAAAGGTTATGGAGTAATACAATAATAAAAATATGATGCTAACAAAGAATAAATGTTTCGAACCAATTCATCAATCTAGATGGATATTAAGATTTAAAGATTATGATATTCCTGAATTTACAGTTATGAAAATTTCAAATCTAAAACATTCAAATATTAATGGTATAATGAAATGGGAAAAAATTACAATAACTCTACATGATATAATTAGTATTTCGAACACCAAGACCATAGTTGAAAATTTGGTTGATATTCCAAAGATAGTGATTGAAAAATTAGACCCAATCGGAGTCTGTGTCGAAACCATTACTATTTGTTCGAACGAAATGCATGTTGATTTTGGAAAATTTGATTATAAATCGGATAAACTAAATAGGATTAAAATTAGACTTTCACCAACTAAAGTAATTGTTTCACAATAATGGAAGACCTAAGCAAATATACGCCAATTGAACTAAATAAAATGATTAATGATGCCAATGTTGAGCATGAGAGAATTAAAGAAGTAATCATTAATCATACATTTGAAATCGATGAATTGGAAATTAAAATTAATGCTAAAATCGAAGAATTAACTTCGGTTGAAAAAAAATACGTTGAATTAATCGAAGAATTAAATAATCGAGAAAATGGGATATGATAAACCAATAATACAAACTAGTAATCCATATAAAAAGGTTGGTGAAAACAACATTGTTAGCCGAACGATTTATTATGGTGAAGTAGTTGAAATTGTTGACCCCGATGATGGTGGTAGAATTAAGGTAAAAATTCAGGGTTTAGACACTAAAGTTAGTGGTAATGATTTACCTTGGTGCTACCCACTTATGCCAAAATTCTTTCATATATATCCCAAAGTTGGAGAAATGGTTAGAATATTTATCGAAGACATAAGATATCCGGATAGAAGTCGTTTTTGGCTAGGAAGTATTATTAGCCAACCACAGAATATCAATTTCGATACCATATATACCGCACTTTCAACAACAAACATGGGATTAACTAATCCACAACCAGCGGTAAGTACATATCCGGATGCAGTTGGTGTATATCCACTAATCGAAGATATTGCTATTGTTGGTAGAGTTAATACAGATGTAATTTTAAGAATAAACGAGGTTCATCTTAGGGCAGGTAAACATGAAGACGGTAATGTTTTAAAGCTAAACACATTAAATCCAGCAACAATTAGTATGGTTTATGAACCTAAAAATGAAAGTACTATATTTTATAGTAACACAATTATACAAAGCGATAAGATTGCATTAATTTCACATGATGGTAATCCACAATTTAAAGCTGCAAGGTTAACTCCAGAAGATAGAACCAACATATTTGCTACTGGACATCCGATTGCAAGGGGTGATGTGCTCGTTGAGGCATTAAATGTTCTTAGAAATGTAATTGTTAATCACATTCATGGCTACGCAAAGCTACCCGCAGATAAAAATTCTTTAATATCTGAATTGGAAAACATTAATTTTGATAATATTTTACAGAAAAATATTGTTATTAATTAAATTTAAGATATTTTTGTGGTTATGATAATTCCAAGCGAAATTTTTACCACATTTAATAATATCAAATATTTTGATGAGCCTCACAAATATTTTGTGAATAATAAACAATTTATTTCTGTAACCACACTTATTCACAAATATCAAGAAGAATTTAACGAAGATTATTGGGCAGACTACAAGGGTAGTCAGTTTAATATTTCTCCGGATAAGGTTAAAAGAGCATGGAGATTCATTAATAAGAAAGGAACTATGAAAGGTTCGGCAATTCACGATTATGCCGAGAACATATTTCAAAATAAAATATTTGAATATCCGGAACGACAAATTATTAATGAATTTGGATTCGACCCAATTTTACCTGAATACGAAATAACTAAAAAACTTGTTGATAAATTTTATGATGATGCCAGAGGTAAATTAATTCCAATTAAAACAGAATTTGTT